GCGAAATCGACATTTCTAAGACACTTGCGGATAAGGTGGAGTGGAAAGGCGGTATTAAAGACTACGTCTCATTGAAGGGTGGGCCTTTTGGGGCCGCAACACCATCATGGACGCAGGATTTAATCGCAATTTCACAAAACCCTAAAACGCTAAGGGCCTTAATTGAAATGGAAGATATCTTACAGTTTGACTCAACCTCACGGTTGGCCAATACCTTAAAGTATGTTCCGTCTTATTTTAGTAGCAATGCAATTGTCTTGCAAGCTAATAACACACCGTTATTGGTAACACAAGGGATACCAGATAAGGGGCCTAAAACGAGAACGATAACTAAAGGCAATTACTACATACAACGGGCTTTGAAAAGTGTTCACGATAACATCATGAATATCTTAAAGAAGATTCCAGAGGATGGTACGTATAGGCAAGATAAGGCTGCAATGCGTGTTAAACATTGGACTAAGTCCAATATCCAACCGTACTGCTTTGACCTTACAGCCGCCACAGATCGTATGCCCGTCGAGATACAGTATAACATACTGAAGACTATAGGATGTCCTGTTTCAGACCAATGGTTTTCCATCATGAACAAAGCTAACTCCTACGACCTTGGTCGCAAGCGTTTCTTTGAATTCAATGTTGGTCAACCAATGGGACTGTACAGTTCATGGCCTATATTCGCTTTAACGCATCACTTTATTGTGCGCCACGCATTCCACATAAACAATAAAAGTTACCATAATAGGTATTCGATTATTGGGGATGACGTTGCTATCAGGGATAGAGATGTTGCACTAACTTATCAATACCTAATTTTAACATTAGGGATTAATATTTCAGTGAACAAATCTATAACACCCGAAAACAGCCAACCCGGCTGTTTAGTGGGAGAGCTGGCTAAACGGTTATTTTTAAACGGAATAGAAATCTCACCCGTAAGGGCGAGAGACCTATTAAGTTTAAGAAACAACTCATCTAGCTGGATGCACATTAAAGATTTTGCTTTAGAGTTATCTCGAAGATGGGGAACAGGAATTACGTGGGACCTGATCTTTATCGGTAACAGCACCTCAACACCCCTTACTGAGATACCTATATTATCCTTTCTCAAGAATAATAAAGGTATACGACAGAAGGGACGTGACCTCTTGGAGTCACCTTTCGGTGGTCCAAGGTTTCACTTTTTTGCGCGGATAACCGCTAACAAAGAAGCGAAACGACTATCCAGTCGCGGCGGTAACATTAAAAAGTTACAGTCCTTCTGGGATAGCTATTCTAACGAATGGATAGGCTTCGCGGTTGAGTGTGTTCAAGATAAACGCCTAGACGCCACTACGCAAAAGCTTAGTGACATTTTAGCGACCTTTACAGTCCTAGAACAAACTAAGCCGGAGCCTAGTATTCTGCTAGAATTTGATAGCTTCATAGATTTTCATGAGAGCATCTGGTCCCGACTAGATGTTAACCCGTTTTATCAAGCTGTTAAGCTTATTAAAGCGGAAATCGAAGATATCTATGCCATTCCGTTCATATTCAGGACGCAACCGGCAGTAGAAGTTATCGAAAAGATCAATAACTTCAGTGTCCAGATCGACCTAATTTACGATTGGCTGGCAGGCAATATCAAACGAGATATATCAGACCTGAAAGTCAAGAGGAGAATGGTCACTGGCAAAAACATGCTTAACGTACAAAAGTACTGTCAAGACAAGCAATTGGAGATCATTTCTCTGACTTCACGTGAGATACCGGAACCCTCTCCGATGCAGGATCAACCTGTTTCGAAGAAACCGATGTATTTCATGCAAAAGAAAGAGCTCAAATGTTTTCCCTTAGAAGCTGTTGGGGGTTAACCAAGCTAACTACTCAG